ATCATATGTATTGTAATCTGTTAGCATGTAAGAATCCTTAACAGGGTTGTAATACAAGTTAACTTCCTTTGCTACATTCCATGAATTGAATACTTCATTAGTAGTAAATGCAGTGTTTAAATATGTCCTTGTTGCTTTAGTCATGGCTTATCTCCTTTCTTAATCTTAAGTTAAGTATACATCTTATAGTTGTACATTGCAAGGGTTATTAAAGGAATAAGTAAAGAAAGTTAAGAAAGTTTTGACCAAGGGTAATAGTAATCATTACTAGGGGATAGGGTGCAACCCCCTTTAATAAAAGGAATATGAACATGTATATGGAGCCTCGCACACCCCTGCCCTCTCCAAAACTCTTAGTCAAAGATTCTTTAACCAATTTATCTCTTGCTATATTTTTATCCTCATTATATAATAAGTTTTAACAGTCTGTGAATAACGGTAACGGCTCGTCTTGGACACGTTGTCATGTTGGTTCGATTCCAGCCAGACTGATATTTGCTTGAATGGTAGACACGATTGGCCTAGACCCAATTAGGAGAAATCCTGTGAGAGTTCAAATCTCTCTTCAAGTATCATGGTGTTCTTATTTCAGTGGTAGAATAACTGTCTGTGAAACAGTAGACCAGGGTTCGATTCCCGAGAGCACCCTATTCAACAAGATTCTTTAACCAATTCCCATTTTCCCCAAAATAATTTCCATAAAAATACTTTCCTGCCATTGCACAACTTACTATTGACAAATATGAAATGTTACCTTATACTACCTATATGACAAATAAAGAAAAGAATGAAAAATTAACTCCAGTACAGAAGAAGTTTGCCAAAGAGTACATTATAGACTTTAATGGAACTGAGGCATATATGAGGGCGAGCACAAGTAATAATAGGAAAAGTGCAGCAGTTCAGGCATCTAAGCTACTTAAAATGCCAAAGGTGGATGAGTTTATTAAAGCATATGCCCAGGAGCAACTTGGACCATTAGAGAAGGATCTTCTAGGAAATGTAAAGTTTTGGATAGAGATTAGAGACGCTGTGAATGAGCATGTTGGGCCAACTGTATCTTTAAAGGAGATTTTAGGGTTAGTAGAAGAGTATGGGAACGATGAGCTTATTGAAGAGTTTACCAAAGCTATAAAAGAGTTAAGATCATACTATTTACCAGATGCAAGAGTAACTGATAGAATAAAGGCTAGTGAGATGTTAGCAAAATACAGAAGCATGTTTGTTGAGCATAAAACAGTTGATGTGACAGCAGCAGTAACAATAATTGATAATATACCAAAGGGAGAGAAGTAATGACAGGTGATAATATAAGCTTTAAGCAATGGTGCACAAAATGTGGAGAAATGACATATCACAACTCTGGAAGGTGCTCTAAATGCACAACTGCAACAATAATTACAGACCATACTGTTATACTAAAAGATATATCAACAAAAGAATTACCTTTAGAGTATATTAAACTAGTAAATGAAAACTTTTGGGACTTGGTGTAATAATGGCAGGATTAAAAGTGCTATTAGACACCTGTATTAGCCCCAACTTCTTTGGTCTATACAAGCTAATTCTTTTAAATACTTTAACAGAATATTGGCTACGTGGTGGAAGGGGATCTACTAAATCCAGTTTCATATCTATTATACTGATACTTGCTATTATCAAAGAGCCAGATGCAAATGTTATTGTATTTCGGAGATTTGATAATGAAGTCCGAGATTCAGTATTTGGGCAATTAAAGTGGGCAATTAACAAATTACAAGTAGATCATTTATTCAAGTTCTACGTATCACCTTTTAAAATTATCTATGAGCCAACTGGTCAGATGATTATATTCAAGGGTGCAGACAATCCAAAAAAGATAAAATCAATAAATCTCGGTACAGGGTATATTAAATATGCCTGGTTTGAAGAGTGTGACCAATTTGGTGGAATGGAAGAAATAAGAAATATATTACAATCTATCTTTCGTGGGACTACTAAAAGGCAAGTTGCTTTTTATTCCTATAACCCTCCAAAATCAGCTCGGTCATGGGTTAATGCAGAGACTAGAGTTTACAAGCCAGGAAGAACAGTACATTTTTCTGATTATAGAGATGTACCTAGAGAGTGGCTTGGGGACACTTTTATAGCAAATGCGTTGCATTTAAAAGAGACTAATGAAGAAGCATATGACCATGAATATTTGGGACTAGAGACAGGAACAGGATTAGAGGTTTTTAATAATATAACAATAAGACCGATTACTGATAAGGAAATTAGTTATTTTGATAGAATAGGGCAAGGGTTAGATTTTGGGTTTACAGCAGATCCTCTTGCTTTTGAACAAGCACAGGTTGACTTAAAAAAGAAACAGGTGTACATTTTTTTTGAGATATCAGGAATAGGTATTAAGAATAGAGCATTTACAGAGATGCTATCTGAGGAGCAGAAAGCAGAAGTAACTATGGCAGATAAAGCAGAGCCTAAGAGTATTGCTGAAATGCATGATGATTATGATATGAATATAATAGCTGCTGAGAAATACCCAGGTAGTGTGGAGCATGGAATTAAGTACATGCAGGATTTAGAAGAAATAATTATTGATCCAGTACGTTGCCCAAGGGCTGCAAAAGAGTTTACAAACTATGCCTTAAATGTAACTAGATATGGAGAAGTTATTACTAAATATCCAGATAAAGACAATCATACAATTGATGCTATGAGATATTTGTTATCTCTACAAATAATAGCTAATAAAGTAGAAAAACGTAAGAGCAAGTTTAAAGTAAGAAATATACCAACAGTATCAAGATGGGGGAAATAAATGCCAAAAGAAATAAATGAAGATCCAAAGTTTAATTTTTCAGAGTCAGCACAAACTAGATTTGATAAGTTTGTAGAAAACAAGAATTGGTCATGGCTAGGACTATCCATAGCATTGGTTAGGAAGTTTGGAATACGTGATGTAGGGCACTTCTATTTTGTATTAGGGGAAGTTCTTAAAGGATTAAAGAGGGAGATGAAATGAAGGATTCTAAGAAAAACAGTGATATCCACTATGAGGCTATAACTAATTTTGATAGGATTCAGACAGCTCTTTATGAGGAGCGTAAGCAGTGCCTTGAAGATAGACGATTTTACTCTATTGCAGGAGCACAGTGGGAAGGTCTGAATGAGCAATTTGAGAATAAGCCTAAGTTTGAAGTAAATAAGGTACATTTGGCTGTGATAAAGATTATCAATGAGTACAGAAATAATCGAATATCTGTAGATTTTGTATCTAAAGATGGATCTCCTAATGATGAATTAGCTGATATATGTGATGGGTTATTCAGATCAGATGAAAAAGATAGTAGAGCAGAAGAAGCATATGACAATGCTTTTGAGGAAGCTGTTGGTGGTGGAATTGGGGCTTTTAGATTTACTACTGAGTATGAGAATGAGGAAGATGATGAAGATGATAGACAAAGAATAAGAATTGAAGCTATCTATGATGCAGACTCTAGTGTATTTTTTGACTTAGATGCAAAGAGACAGGATAAATCTGATGCTAAATATGCTTATGTTGTATTTTCCATGACTCCTGAAGAGTTTGAGATGGAATATCCAGATAGCAAACCTTCTCCAGTACCCAAAGTTACAGATGGGGATGAATATGACTGGTATACTCCAGACTTAACATATATAGCAGAATACTATAGAATTGAAGAAAAAAAAGAAACTATATATATCTATAAAAATATAATGGGAGAAGAAGAGAGATACCATGAGGATGAGTTTGAGGACACAGATTTAAAAAGAGAACTTAAAGCAATTGGTTCCAAAAAAATAGGTGAAAAAAAAGTAAAACGTAGAAAAGTACATAAATATATAATTTCTGGAAGTGAAATATTAGAAGATGAATACCTAGCAGGTAAAAATATACCAATTGTTCCTGTATATGGGAAAAGATGGTTTGTTGACGGTATCGAAAGGTGCATGGGTCATGTAAGACTTGTTAAAGATGTACAGAGACTTAAAAATATGCTTATTTCTGAGTTGGCAGAGATTTCTTCTCTATCTCCAAGGGAAAAGCCTATATTTACACCAGAACAAGTGGCAGGGCATGAGGATAGATGGGCTAATGATAATATTATGAATTGGCCTTATCTGACATTAAACCCTATTACAGATGCTGCTGGAGGAGAACAGCCAGCAGGACCAATAGGATTTGTTAAACCTCCAGTAGTTCCACCAGCACTTGCAGCACTTATGCAAATATGTGATATGGATATGAAAGAACTTTTAGGTAATTCAGGAGAAGCAGATAAGATGATATCCCACGTATCTGGTAAAGCACATGAAATGATCCAGAAAAGAATAGATGGGCAAGCTTTTATTTATATGTCCAATTTTTCTAAGGGTGTAAAAAGAGGTGGGGAGATATGGTTGTCCATGGCAAAAGATGTTTATGTTGAAAAAGGCAGAGCCATGAAAACTATTGATACAATGGATAAAATGGGACAAGTAAAGCTTCTAAATCCAGGGTTTGATAATGGAAAAATTACAGATGAAAATGACTTAACTAAAGCTACTTTTGATGTAAATGTAGATGTTGGGCCAGCTTCAGCTTCACAGAGAGAAGCAACAGTACAAACTCTTACAGGAATGTTATCAGTTGCATCTGATGCTGAGACACAGCAAGTGCTACAGGCAATGATTATGCTTAATATGGAAGGTGATGGTATATCTGAAATAAGAGAGTATTTCCGTAAAAAACTTGTTAATATGGGAGCTTTAAAACCTACAGATGAAGAGGCTAAAGCAATGGAAGAAGCTGCTAAGAGCAAAGAACCTTCAGCAGAAGAACAAGCATATATAGCAATGGCTAAAGAAGCTGAAGCAAAAGCACTTAAAGCTGCTACAGAAGAAATTAAGTTAAAAACTGCTTCTGAATTAGATAAGGCTAAAACAGTGGAAACATATTCAAGTATAGAGAGTAATAAGCTAAGCCAAGCACAAGCTATGGCACAGCAACAAGCACAGCAGGAGCAAGCTAGACAGAAGGGAATACAAGATTCTAACAAGTTGCAAGTACAGCACCAAGACAACCAAGCAAAACAACTATTAGAGTCAAGAAGAATAGCAATGTCACAAAAACAAAAGCCAAACGCAGGCTAAGGCTTGCATTTGAGGAAGGAAGGGTATACAATGAGTGTAGAGGGCAAAGATCAAGTTATTGAAGAGGAAGTTGTTGAAGATGAAATCTTAGATAACCAAGCAGAGGAAATTGTTGAGAATGCCGACAATTCTGATGGGGAAGAAAAGGCAGAGGAAGATGATCCTGAGATAAGCCAGGATGATGTTGAGGATGATGAAGAAGATCGTGTCGTATCAATAGGTGAACCAGAAGTAGATCCAGAAATGGAAGAAACTGAAGGGGAGCATCAAGAAGCCCCAAAGTGGGTTAAAACAGTAAGAAAGGCTAATAGAAAGTATGAGGCTGAAAACAAAAAACTGAAGAAGCAAATAGAGCAAATGAACAAGCCAGTTGAAGAAACTGTGACCCTTGGGATTAAGCCTACAATAGCTTCATGTGGTTATGATGAAGTATTGTATGAGAAAGAGTTGTTAGCTTATGATACTAAAAAACGAAAAGTAGAAAGTCAAGTTGTGGAAAAGCAGCATGTTGTAGAAGAACAGAACAAGCAGTGGCAAGTTAGAAAAGATGTTTATGCCAGTTCAAGAAAAGAGCACAACTTTAAAGATTTTCAAGATACAGAAGAGCTTGTAGCAGATACTTTTAGCACAGCACAACAAAGTATTATTGTACAGGGAGCAGATGATGCAGCACTTTTAGTCTATGCAATAGGGAAAAACCCTAAGAAGATGGCTGAATTAGCTAAAATCACTAATATTGTTGATTTTGCTTTTAAAGTGGCAAAAGTGGAGGCACAGTTGAAAGTTACAAAAAGAAAGGCACCAAAGCCTGAGACAAGAATAAAAAGAGGTAAGGCAGGGGGAGTTTCTGGAAACACAGACGCAACTTTGCAGAAATTAAGAGATAAAGCTGACAAGACAGGAGATAGATCCGAAGTTGCAGCGTATATAAGAAAAATGAGGGAGACACAAAATGGCTAATGAGTTTACAAAAGAAGAGAAAGTGGCATTTGACCAGATTTTAGTTGGTTTTGAAGATGCACAGGTTCTAAGTAAGATAGTTAAAAAATACTCTACAGATGGAACATCAATGGAGAGAACTAATGATGTTATTTGGAGACCACAACCTTACATCATGGAGTCATATGATGGTGAGGATCAAACATCAAACTTTGCTGATAAAGTACAATGTAGTGTACCAGCAACTATTGGGTTTAAAAAATCAGTACCTTGGTTAATGTCAGCTCTTGAATTAAGAGATGCAGTACAAGAAGGTAGACTTGGAGAAGGGGCAAAGCAAAAAATAGCTTCTGATATCAATGTTGCAGTTAATAATGTTATAGCTTTACAAGGAACTTTAGTTGTAACACAGACTACAGCAGCAGCAGGATTTGTAGAT